GGGCGTTTTAAAGTCCGCGCCTACGTCAAACGTGTAAATTAAATTGCAGATTGTGTCCTGCTTGTCCTGTACGTAAAGCGTGCTGTTTGTGATGTGGTTAAACATGATCCATTCGATAGCCTTGTCGTACACGCGTTCAAGTATGTATTTTGTGAAATAGCAGTTATAGTGCGAGTTGTCCGCCTTGATTTTGCCATCAATGCTCATAATAAAATCGTGCGCCGCTTCCACCTGCCGCCGGATTACTTCGCGTTCGGCTTCGGCTCTCCCGATTCTTACGTGACGCGTGCGGATAGATACAGCGCCAGTCTTTACAAGCACAATCCCCGCGATTATCACCACGGCCAAAAAAAAGAGTATTTCGCGGGCGTTATCGCTTGTTAAAATGCCGCTTATTGCTTCCCACATTCAGTGCCCCCGTTTCTCACGATTTCGTCGGCTACGCTTAGGCGGAACGCTTCCAAAAGTTCGGGCTTTTCAGTCCAAAGGCGCGGGCAGTCTTTCCAGCCTACAACGTCGTGATGTGTCGTTATATCCTGCGGCGTAAGGTTGTGACGCTTGCACAAATAAGCGCAAAGCTCAGCGGCCGCCTTGATTGTCGGTTCAGTAAAATTGCCCGCGTTGTCTATCGGGCAAAGCTCAATGCCAAGCGTGCAAAAGTTCGGGCTTGTAATTTTGTAGTTTACGGCGTAATGCCCGAACTTGTTACGCGCGTAATTGGTGTAAATCTGCCCGCTTTCGGGGTCTTTCTGCGAGCTGCCGCAATGGTAGGCAACTTCGCTGTCGGGTAAACATTGGATAATGTCGCCCTTTTGTCCGATGATGTAATGCGCGGAACCATACGAACCCATGCCCGTTTTTTTGCTTTCAAAATAAAGCCAGTTTTGTTCTGCGTTGGCGGCTGGGTTTGCCGTCCAGTGCATGACGATTGCGCGGAACTCCTTTATTTTGCTCTGCGGTCGGCTCCACTCGTTAGGTGTTAAATATTTTCTGTAAATTGTCATTGTTGCCCTCTGCCTAAATAGTCATTTCTTTTTCTTTGGCAGATACGGGCAAATAAAAAGCCCCGCAATTCATGCAGGGCGTAAATATCGCGTTTAAAGCGTTGTTTTGCGTTCGGTAGTGTTATTTCATTACCGCGCCTTGAAAAGTCCTTTAAAATCAATCCTTGCGCGGTTTACGGGGCGTTTTAAGCGCCGCAAGTTCGGGATATTCAGCCGTAAATATGGCTACTTCTTCCTCTGTCAATTTTTCGGGGAAGTCCTTAAAAAAATTAAATACTTTTTTGCAGTCAAACGTAAATAAATACTCGCCTTTGCTGTTCGGCGATTCTACCAGCCATATTTTGCGGCTTTCGTCATCCTTGTATAAATCAAGTCCGTTTATAAAAGTGTTCATTTTTCATAACCCCCAAAACCTTTTAACTGTGAATTAACGCCAGTGTTAATATAGCGCATAAGCTCGATAAACTCTTTGTTTTTGCCGAGCGTGGCAATGTCTATCAAGCAGTTTAATATTTGGTATTTCTGCTTGTGGCTTGTATGGCTACATTGACAGCCGAACCGCCTACGGAGTGTATTGGATTCAAACTTCTTAAATCCGTTTACGTTCGCAGATTGCAGCTCTAAATATTCAAACGTTCCGTCTTTTAATCTGCGAACTATTGACGCGTGACGGCCTACTGCCAGCTCGTATTCTTTGCCTACTTCCATTTGCTGCATAAGGAACCGCGCCGCCTTGTAGTCGTTGTATTCATGCGCAATAACGCTTTTTACGCCGTTTAATTGCGCAAGCTCTCTTATAGTAGCATCACTTGAAAATATTCTCAAGCTCGTTCCGCCCCGAAAGTCCAGCACGTCAAAGCCCGCTTTGTTTGCGATGTATGCGAGCGCAAGCGACGAACAACTTCCCTCCGTTTTATCTCCGCCCGCAAGCCGTTGTATTATTTCGGTTTCTGTTTTTTGCTCAGTGAACGTGTTTACTGTCAAAGTAGGAACGCGCAGCGCTTCCAGCTTTCCGCGTGTGCTGCTTTTCGGGTTGTCCGTCAAAGCGTCAATCGATTTTTGTATCGCCGACGTAATAGGCGCGGGCGGTTCGTTTGACGCTGGCGGCTGTACGCTTGGCTTTGGCTGAGTGCCGCGCAATGCCGTAGGCTGTTTTCCCGTCTTTGTTCCCACGTATTCGCGCGCGCTATCTCTCGCAATGCCCGTTTGCCTTGTAAAGTTCTTTGCCTGTTCCTGCCATTCGCCGATTTTACGACGGGCGCGCGTGTTGTCTACGCCTGCCGCTTCCTGCGTCAACGCCTGCCGTTTGTAGCGCCTTATATTGCGCTCTATGCCCCGCAAGTATTGTTCGCCATCGCAGCGGGTCATTTGCTTTTCGTTGAAAGTCACCTTTTCGTCGGCCATTTCGTCAAGCTCTTTTTCGGTGTAGTGGTTTTCCATTCCCTCAAAGTACGGATAAAACGAGTGTTTGCAGTTTATCCCGCAGATTCCCGTAACGCTTCCAAGCTCGCAAACGGAAAAAGGGCGGTATTTCTTATTGTTTCCGCTACGGCTGAAAATCTGCCCTTGCCATTCCTCATGTTCGGGGCGCGCTCCGATGTGCGCCGACGTTTCCACTAGGTCGCAGTCCAATTCCTCGCAGTTGCTCAAGGTCTGATTTGCCGCCGTTTGGTTTACGCCGGTTAATATGTTCATGCGCACGGCTGATTCTATGCTGCGCGTTACTGGTCGCCCGTTTTCATACTGCACCGTAGTTATTCCGCGTTTTGCCAGCTCGTCGACCGCGTCTTTCATTGCGCTGTCATAGTCAAAAGCGCCGCTCTGCACGTTCATATACACGCGGTTTGCTTCCTGCACAAATTGCGTTTGCGTTGTGGCCGCCGTTGTAAGCGTCAATCGCGCTAAATCGCCGTGGCACTTTTGAATAGTTGATAGCATTTGCTGAGCGTTCGGGGCTGATACTGTGCGCCCTGTGGCTTCTTTGAAAATGCGGTTATCGTTTTTAATGCTTGTTTCCAGCGCGTCGGTGATTGTGTCCTTTACCTGCTTTACTATGGCCTTGTCATATTTCGCAAGGATTCGGGAAACATTCTTTTTCAGTCCGCCAGCTTCAATGAATATTTGCGCCTGCCATTTTGACGCGTCGGTGATTTTGCCGAGCTTGGCAATGCGCCGCGCCATGTCCTGCAAAATCTCGCTTTCAAGCTGTGAGTAAATCTCTGTTAATTCGTCGGCTAAGCCGTCAAGGTATCGGGGCGATAGCATAAATTAAAACTTGCCCCGTAAAATGCGCCATGCAAAAACAATGCGCTTTCTAAACGGGTAATGGTTCAGCGCATAGCGCAAGCCGTTTAATACGGCGCGGTCGTTGTTTGTAATTTCCTTTGTCTGCTTGTTCAGTCTTGCCATTGTTTACACCTCTATATCAAGTCGATTAAGCCAGCGCTCCAATTTTCGCGCCTTAATCTCGTTTAATTTCGTTTCTGTCGCTTACGCTCCAAAGTTGAACGGATCGGGCGCTATTGGTTCTTCGGGCGTGTTCGCTTTCGCTTCGGCTTCGTCCTCGCCGTAAAAGTCGCGGCGATATTCCCATTTGTTTTTTACGCCCGTGTTTATTTCCTGCATTGCCAGCTGTTTGGCGGCTGTTATGTCCTTGCGGGTTTCGTCGTCGTTCCATGTCACTGTAATTTTTGCGTTATTCGCTCCGATTCCGTAGGCTGCGGCCATGTGCGCGAAAACGTCCGCGCAGATTTGGTATTTGTTTTCGATTTCGTCCTCGATTGTGTCTACAAGGGCAAACAGTTTCTTGCGGCCGCCGTTGTACTGTTCGGCTGTCATTTGCACGCTTTCCATGTCGGAAATAGTGCCCTTGCCAAGTTTGCAGGTCAATTCAATGCGGCGTAAAATCTGCTGGAACATTTCGTTTTGCTGAGCTGTGCGCAAAGTAGGGGCGTGCTCTGTTATTTTCTTACCCTCTGCGCTGCCGTCGCCGTCAACCTGCACAAGCAGCTTGTTTAATTCGGGCGTTAGCTTTGTTCCTGTTTCCGCTCCGTTGCGTTTCTGCCTTTTTGCGAACATATCGCGGTCGGCAAATATGCGCATTTTTCCGCCCTCTTGCTCCCAGTTCATGCGCGCGTATTGCTCGTCAGCGTCTTTGATTAAATCCTCAGCGCCCGCAATAATCGCTACTGGAACGTTTGAACCGTCGATTTTATTTACAGCGTGGTTTCTAAACTCAATAATCATTGGTTGCTTTACTTTTTCCCACGTGTAAAAGGGCGTAATGTCGGCCGTTTGCGGGCAGTCTGTGAGCGACACTTTTTTAAGCGCTGCGGCTTCGTTCTTGTAAAGCGTACACTTTACTGTATGGCTGTTATTCTCGTATATGTGTTCTTCCACAAGCAGCCACTTTTTAGCGCCGTTCTGTATCTGCTTTAAGATAATGGCACCCGTCAGCGTTCCGTCAAAGTCGTAATGTGTCGGCAAGTAGTTGCCCAGCGGTATAGTTTCATACTGCAATTTTGAATTGCTATAAATCGGTCTTACGACGCAAGCGCCTACAAGGGCGATGTATTCCACAATCTTGTCAACGTCATGATTTATATGTTCCATTGCGGGGCGTATCGCGTCGTTTTCCACGTCCAGCCCGATTTCACGCGCAACCATTACGTTAAGTTCGCCCGCTATCTGTTCCAAAACCCCGCAGGCTGGCGCTTTATCGTTCCACGGCGCGCACCCGCTGAGCATTTGCCCCCACAACTCAATAGCGTTGTACATTTCGCTTGATAGGTTTGTGTCAATGCATGTAATTTCCTTTAGTGAAAAGTTGTGAAACAATCCAAAGATATTCATAAAAAAGCCCCTTATTCGTTCAAACATTATATTTCCTCTGCCTATATAGTCATTTACTCGCCAGCATGCCGCCATACACACTCTAAGGCGTAGCGCACTGTGTCTATTCCGTGGTCGGGCTGTCCGTCGGGGTAGCCTGCCATTATTTCGCCTGTTCGCTTGTCTATTTCGTGCTCGTATAGCGTGAACTCGTCCGCAATTCTCGGGCAGCGGCGCGGATCTATTACAATCTTTTTCAAGCCTTGCAGCCACTTAAAGGAAGTGTCGCGGCTGCCGATTCCCTTAATAGCGCCCCGCACGTCGCCGCCCCAGCTTCTAAAGTCCGCCACGCTTTTAGGCTCCGCGCTGTCCGCCGTTATGCGGTCTGTCGCTATGTTCATGTGCATTGCTTCCATGTGCTCGCTTAAATCTTGGAACGCTTCATAATTGGCGCGCTTGTTCAAATACATTTCGTCAAAAATATAAAGCTCTTGCTTTGCCGCGTTGTACGACGATGTGGAAAAGGCGAACGGGTCGGGATAATATCCCCAGTCTATGCCGCGGTAAAGAAAATCAAACGCCGCTATTTCTTCGTCGGTAATTTCCCGCAATTCCACGTTTTCAAATATGTTTTGCCCCGAACCCGTGACAAGTCCTAGATAAATGTTTTCATACGCTCTTTTGTTTGTGGCCTTTGTCTGCTCTATGTCGTGCAGAATTGCCGCGCCTAACCATTCGGGCGGTATGTCTAAATATGTCGTGTGAATTATTACGCGGTTCGGGTCGTAGGTTGCAGCTTCGCGGTTGCACCAGTGACGCGCCGCGCTTGGCGGGTTGTAGCTTTCAAAGATGTAGAACGTATCGCCGCCGCGTAACGCTGATATACGCACGTTTTGCAGGTCGGCGGGTGTAAACTCTGTCTTTTCCTCAATCCACAAAATGCCAAAATAACCCTGCGACACTTTAATAGACTTTATCTTTTCGGGGTCGTCGCACCCAGCAAATATAATCTGCTGGCGTGTTCCGTTTTTGCGTATGTAAGTAATAGGTAGCGCCGTTAATTCGCTTTTCGGGATTTTAAAGCCCGTTCCGCGCTCTTTGGTGTAGCGCAGGTGTAAAATATCAATCGCCCATACGATTTGTTCAAACACGCTGCGGCGCAGGCTTTTTGCCGTCTTGCGCACTACAAGCGCGTTGAGCTTCGGAAATATCGGTATAAGTATGACAATAACAAGGCTGATAAACGACGATTTTGTAGACGCGCGGCCGCCAGTGAACGTGTAGCGCTCTTTTTCGTGGTTCATTATCATGCGGAAATACTTGTTATAAACTTTCGCAAATATGTTACTGCTGTGTATCGTCATCAATAACAATCCTTATTTCGTTGTCTGCCTTTTCTGCTGTTTCCGCGGTTGCCTGCTCGATTACCTGCTGTTCGTTCCAGTTCTGCGGGTCTGTGCATTTCAAGATAAATTGAACTATTCCCGCGTTCGGCTCGGTTTCCTTTATGCGTTTCTGCGTGTAAAGCAGTTTTCCCTCAGTGTCGCGCCGTTCTTCGTATTCCTCAACCTTGCGTTTTTTAAGCAGCTTCTTTGCAGCTATAAGCGCCGATTTGTTAAGCGCGTGCTTTTGCGACGCTTCCAGCATTACCGACGCTTGGCGGGTTGCCTTTACTGTTTCGCCCAGCTCTGTTCTAGCAAGCCATTTCTGTATCGTGTCGCGGTGCAGCCCTGTAATTTCTGCAATAGCCGTGTTTGTCATGCCAGTTTTAACAAGGTTTATAATGAGCTGCTGTGTGTTTATGTCGTCTTTTCGTGGTCGTCCTGCCATTGCGTTTCCATGTAGAAAATATGTAGAAGATAATACAATTTCTACACAAATATAGTCATTTTTGCGTTGTTTTTAATTTTCAAACTTTTCCAGCGGTAATATGCAGCAGCCGTGCGCTTTCGGTTGTTCCCATTCGCGCCATGTCTAAGTCGTCCGCTAGGCTGTCGTCGTTCAGCTTTTCGATTTGGTCTAGCAGCGTGTTTTCTATGTTCGCCCCTCGGTAATTCTCCCAGTCCACAAAGTCCACAATCGTGTCCACTTTGCGCTGGTAAAATAATTCGTGTTTTATTCGCAAATACAAATACGCCGTAAAGCTCTTTGTTATTGCAAAATCCTTTACCCGTAAATAACGGGCTATCATGTATACAATGGCGTTGTGCGCCTTTTCTTCGCGCTCGCTCCGCCTAAGCTTCGCTATTTTTTTTTGCGATTCCGCGATATTCACTATGAACCGCGCCGCAACCTTATAGCCTAGCTGATACATTTTGACTAAGGCGCTTTCGTCGCCTTTAATTTTGTAGTCATACTGGTAATTCAAAAGCCGTTGATTGTCGTTTTTTGGCTCGGGGTAGTAGGGCAGCGGCTTTGTCGGCAACTCGTCAAAATTAAACTCCTGCTGTATTGGCTCCATCACTGAGCGGCTTTTTGCGCAGCGTGGCGCGGTAACTTGTGCCCTGTAACTCTACAGTTTTCGCGCTCTCGGTTAAGCGATCAGCGGCAGCGATTCCGATATAGTTTAAGAAGTCGCGTTTTGACTGGTTGCTTATCAAAACAGTAGGCTTTCGGCGGTTGTAACGCTCGTTTATGATCTGATAAAGCATATATTGTTCGTCGATTCCAGCAACCCCGCGCCCGATTTCGTCAATAACAAGCAGCTTTGCGCGTCCGTAGCCGTCCAATATGTCCGCTTCGGTGTCTTTTGCCGTAAAGCTCTTTGCCCGCCTTATTTTCTCAACAATATTCGGGGCAAGGCGATAAAGCCCGCCGAACTCGCGAACGATTCCGCAGGCAAGGTGCGTTTTTCCCGTTCCGACGCTCCCTAAAAGAATAAGCGTGCAAAACTTCCCGCACTTTACCGCTTCAAGATAACGCTTTGACTGTTCAAGCGCGTTTCGCTGTTCGTCTGATTCAGCCTTGAACGTTTCCAGCGATTCAGCCCAGTATCTCTCGGGAACCGCTTTTCTATAGCGTTCGTTCTTCGCCTGTTCAGCCTGCTTTCGCTCCATTTCCGCCACTTCTTCGTCACGCAAGCCGTATTTTGACAAGTCCATGTCGAAAATGTCTGTTAATGTTTTAATCTCGTCCATATCTCCGCAGCCCATTTATTTTTTTTTGTTTATAAGTTCTTCATAATATTGTCGGGGATTTCGTGTTCGTTTCCCCACATTCCGCCCGCTTTGTGGCGCTCGTTTTCGTGCCGTTTTTCCCACGTCCTAACGCATGCCCGCCAGTCTTTCATTTTCACCACGCCCACTTTCCAGTCTTTGGATTCGTAAAAGTCAAAAAATTGCTGCGCATCTAAGCCGTTCCGCCGTTTCTTGCAATACGCGTCAATATCCGCAACTGTCGGCTTTTCAAACTGCGCGGCTGCTTTTGGCTTCTTTTCTTCCACGGTTCCCTTTTCGGGAACTTTCGCCGCTTCTTCTTTCGGGGCGTTGTACTGGTTCCCCTTGTGGTTTCTTCCAGCCGCCGTGCGCTTTTCCTTGATGCGCTCGTATTTTTCCCGCTCTTGGCTTATTCGCCGCTCGATAATCGTCCATAAACTATGTTCAAGCGTGTTTTCCTCAAGCGGCGGCTTTACGTCATTCAGTGCGTAATTTATAGCGTACATTGCGAAAACGGCTTTATAGTCGTCGGGCAAGTCGCAGATATATTCCGCGTGAAATACAAAACTTCCCCTCATTTTTTCACCCCGTATTTTTTAGATTCAGCCGCATATATCTTGCAGCACAACTTTATTACTTCGCCCGTGTCCCCGCTTATATCAAGCTCAGCGTTACATTTTAAGCTGCACGTCATGCCGATATTAAAACGGTGGTCTATCACAAAATCGCCGTATTTGGCGCGGTTCGCTTTTGTGTTTCCTATGCGGTGCGCCCCCTGCGGCTGTCCGTCGCTCAATGGCCGCCCGCACACTTCGCACAATCCGCCCGATACTGCAAGCGCGTAGCGGCGTTGCTCCTTTTCCGCTTCGTTCATTGCCGCTACTCCTGCAATACTATTCCCAAGTCAGCCGCCAGCAGGTGCGACGCTTCTATGAGCTTTGCGCACTCATTCGTACTGCTTTCGCTTTCGCCTTTCGGGTATATATAGCCGTTGATTTCCTCGTAAGGGTAGCCCATTTTTTCAACCGCAATCCGCTTTATTTCGTTTTTCACGGCGTTGTAGCTGTTGCAAGTTTCGTTGCAGATCTGCATTATATGCCCGTTCAAGTGGTGGTTTTGCGAACCCTCGCCAGTGGTGCGGGGCTTTTTCGGCGGTTGCAGGGTAAGCAAAACAAAGCCGTTGTGCTTATCCCTGCATTTATGCAATTCGTGTTTTATGTTCGTCCGCGCTCTGCTGTCTGCTGGCGGTATGAACGAAATACGCCCCGCAACGTCCGCAAGCTGTAAAACATACTGAACCATACCGCCTCCTTAGAATATTTCCTGCTGGCTTTCTTCCGCTGGCGCTTCCTGCGGTGACACTCGCTTTTGCAGATCCGCTTTTATCGCGTCGATAACTTCGCGGGCTGTATAATCTTTGCGCATATCGCTGTAGCATTTCATTTCCTCTCTGGAAAAAATCGCCTTGCCGTCCGCGCCCTTGCTGCTTAAAAGCGCCGCCAGTTCCTTTTTTTCTTCGGGCGTTGTTTCTCCGCCTTTTGGCGTAAAAGCAAAGTTCGCAGGCTGTTTCACAACTTCGCCCTTGAACGCTGTTTTTACCGCTTCAACCTGCGCGGGCAGCGGGTCTTTGTATTTGCTGCCGTCCCAGCGTCCCGCGTAAATGTCAGCCGCAACGCCAAGCATTTTTAACGCCGTGCTGAACGCGTCAGTAACCGCCATTTTGTAGCCCTCGTCATTGCTTACGTCCGCACCCTTTTCAAGCTGTACGAGCTTTGATCCGCCAATTCCGACAATAGGCTCGCTCCATGCGTCGCCGTCCTTTACGAAAACGGCAACCTGCGCGAACGCCAACTTCTCATTTCCCGCGCCCTGCTCAATCCACAATTTTTGCACTTCATACTTCCAGCCAAACCCCACAAGCCCAAACTTTTCAGTCATGACCGTATAGCGCCATTGCGGGTTTATGTCGGTCTTGCCCTTGAGCTTTCCCGCCTGTATCTCGCGCAGCGCGTTTTTAGGCGGGCGGGCGAGTGATTTATAAGTTTCGATTGCTTCTTCTGTTTTCATTCCGTGCCTCCAAAATTAAAACGGTATATCCTCGGAGAAGTCGTCGCCACTTCCCGCGCTCTGATACTCGCCCGCTGGCTGCTGCGGCGCGCTCTGCGCGTTGTCATTTCCGGCCAAAAGCTGAACGCTGTTAGCGATAATTACAACCTTGCTGTATTTCTTCCCGTCCTTTTCCCAGCGCTGCTGATCCAAGTAGCCGTCGATTGCAAGCTGTTTGCCTTTGCGCACATACTGCTTGATGTTCTCGGCGGTCTTGCCCCAAACGGTCACGTCAAAATAGCTTACGCTGTCGCCCCATTCGCCGTTACGCTTTACGCTGCGGTTTACCGCAATGCTCAGATTAAGGCGGGCTGTGCCGCCTGTCGTGTATACAAAATCACGCTCGCCTATGTCGTGCGTAACGCGTCCGATTTCCAAAACACGATTTAAGTCTGTCATTTAATTTTTCTCCTGTTCCTTTTTGTAAAAGCTGCAAAAATCCTTGCACAAACAATACTTGCCGCACTTTCGCGACACTGCGGTGCGGTGCTCTATATAATACGAGTTTCCCAAAGCTCCCGCGCAGTTTTCCGCGTCTATCAGCGTGTCGAAAACGCGAACGGCTTTTTTACGGCCGTTTTTCATTACGGCGTATTTGTCAGATTCCGCCCAGCGTTCCTCTGCTGTGCACGGCTCTATATCGTCGTCGCCCATAAGCTCGGCGGCTTCGATTGCCTTTACTTTGTTTGTGATTCTTTCGCCTGCCTGTTCCAGTTCTTCGGGCTTTACGTCGAACTCATACACAAAAACGGGCGCTTGCGGGTAGCTGCTGTCTGTTTCCGCTTTGGTCATGCTGTGGTCTTTCATAAGCGCGATAAAACGGCAGTGTCGAACGTCAAGCCCGTTCTGCTTCAAAAGCCACGCGTATGTCATGCCCTGCTTGTACCAGTCTGAAAAGTCGCATTTCATTATCTTGTACACGCTGGCGGTTTTCCAGTCGTTTATAACTCCGTGCTCCATGTCGTAGCTGTCTACAACGCCAGTAACGCGGGATTTAGAAACGGCAGTGTCGAACTTTTCTTCGTGAAAATTGCCGTCCTCGTATTTTTCCATGATTGCATGAACGGCAGTTCCAAAAGTCGCCCATACCTGCTCGCTTGCGTCTACTGTGAACTCGCCCCAGTGCCGCTCTTGCAGGATAATTTCTTTCACGCCCTTGTTAATTGTTGTTGCTGAATAGCAGCCAGCCTTATTGTGGCGTTCTACGCTTACAGCTTTGACGAACGCTTCGGGCAAGTGCAATTTGTTAGTTACTTTCATCGTTTGCCCCCTTTTCTTCTGCTGGATCCACAACTTTACAAGTGAGTGTAAAAGTTTTATTGCCGTTGTTTTTGATTTCGATAACTTCAAAATACGGCTCTGTGACAGAATATCCGCGCAGCTGTTCGCAGATTTTCAAAATTTCGTTTTTCATTGTTCGCACCTCGTAAAAAAATATGTTCGCCCATAAAGCGGCGGGGCTTGCCATAGTTTCCCGCCCGCCTTACAAGCTGCACGGCAGATTTCGCGAAAATCTACCTGTCGGCGTGTTGCGCCGTCTACCTATTTTTGGCTTAGGGCTTGGCAGATTACCCCATCGGAACACGCGGGATTTGAACCCGCCTTTAAGCGCCCTCTGCGCATGCTCCCCGTTACAAGCAGCCGTGCTGCTTCAAAAGCTCCATTGCTTCGTCGCCGCTGTGAACGACAAAAGCAACGCCACCCTTGCGGTTAATGTCGTTGATTCTCGCTTCCTGCGCAGGCGATAACTTCCCGCCCACTGGCCGCTTACATTCAAGCGCCAAAAATCGCCCATGGTTATCGTAGCCCTCAAAATCGCAGGTGCCAGCTTCCGCCGTTTTTATAAAACGCATGTTCTGTCCCTCGCCGATTTGAAAGCACCCCGTATTTATTCGCTGCAACTTCAAACCAGTTGCTTTAATAACTGTCTTTACTTGCTGAATTACCGCGCTTTCGGGAACGTCCTTTAATTCCATAACGCCCCCAGCTTCTCAGCCTGTTTGATAAAAAAAATCAAAGTAGCAGGCTTTTGAATTGCCTGTGTTTCTGCGTTAAGCGCAAAATCTATTTTTCTCTGAAAATTAAAAACTGATTCTGCCTTGATTTGTCCGCAAACAATAACGCCGTTTTTAATCTGTCCTGTAACGCCGCGGTAAGTTAGAAAAGTGCCGTTTACATTCGCGTAACCTTTGCAATCAAAGTTTATGCCGTTTGATTTCTGCCAGCTCGAAAAAGCCTGTATAAATGCCTGTCGTGAGATTTCGCCCGCGCTGTAGCTTTTTACCAGCGCCAAGAGATAAGGATTGTTTTTTTTCATTTTGCACACCTATAAAAAAATAAAGCCCACTTTGGATTGGTGTGTTATCCTCTGTGGGCTTAATTTTTACGAGTTACCGTATAGCCACCCGTACCGACACAAGCGGCTATACAACACACCAAGATATAGCAGCTCGTACTTTCTCGGGGTGTACACTTTTTTGATTATTGTTGATATCCGTAAAAAATATATGTCAACAATGATTCGAAAAGGTGCACACTAAAGAAATGCAGCGTTTTTGTCCGCTGATGTTTTCATTATCGCACCATTTTAAATTTCTATCAAGCGCTAAATTCAACTTTTTTCACTTCATGCCGATAATTGCTTTTTAACAATTCCGCTGTTTTTATTTGCTGGTAACTTGCTGAACGCAGCGCATGCGCACGCGTAGCGCGCCGCCCCTTATATATATTACATATATATATATACATATACATATACATATACATATACATATACATATACATATACATGGCGACAAATGGAACAAAATGGAACACTTGTTCCAAAGTCTTTATATTATAAGGATTTACAAAGGCGGTTTTTTGCGGTTATTCAGCAACACACGCGCGTAGATTTGCGCGAAAAAATCGTCGTTTTATTAAATGTTATTAAATGGAACAACGGAACAAATGTTCCAAGTGTTCCAATTTGTTTCATTTAATTAAAGTTTGTTCCAAGTGTTACCGATTGTTACGGCGTGAATTACGAGTTACACGCAAAGAAAATGCAGTATATACCGATGTGCTGCGCAGGAAAAATCTCAGTCCGTAAAGCTGCAAAAGCTATCGGGATAGCGCCGTATTCTGTCACGCGGTTAAAAGCGCGTTATAAAAAATACGGTGACGCTATCTTTATTCATGGCAACACTGGCCGCGCTCCGAAAAACAAGCAGTATGATTCCGCAAAGATTGCCGCCGATTACGCGAACTTTAAGGGCACCCCGTTTGCTTCGTTCCGCGACGATTGCGCAGATTACCTGCACTATAAAAAAGTGCCGTCCTATTCCACGGTTTACAACGCGCTTTCGGGTGCTGGTATAATATCGCCCCGCGCCCATATTCCAGTGCGCGAAAAAAAATTGCACTTGCCGCGAGCTGAGCGCCCGAACGAGGGCGATTTAATACAGATTGACGGGTCAAGCCATGACTGGTTTATGACGGGTCGCAAGGTTTGTTTGCATGGCGCGATTGACGACGCAACGCACAAGGTAATAGCGCTTTATTTCTGCGAAAATGAATGTCTGCTGGGCTATTTCCAGCTGCTTTATCAAACATTCGAGCGAACGGGCGGAAAATTGCCGCTTGCCATTTACTCGGATAGATCCAGTTGTTTTTTTGTGAACCGTGGCGCAACTATCGAGGAACAACTAGCGGGCGCGGAAAAATCTGCTACGCAATGGCAGAAAACCTGCAAGGAATTAAACATAGAATTGATTGCAGCTTACAGCCCGCAGGCAAAAGGGCGTATCGAGCGGTTATGGCAAACGCTGCAAGGCCGCTTGCCTTATATTTTCCGCTTCCTGCATATAGACACAATCGAAAAGGCAAACGCTTTTCTTGTGGATTTTATCAAAGGTTTTAACGAGCGTTTTTCAGTCGCCCCGCAAGATTCCGCCTTGCACTGGCAAAACCCGCCCGCTTTCCGTGATTTTGATTTTCTTTTTTCTGTCCGCGCGGAAAAGAAAACCCGCGCCAACGGCTCATTTATTTATCATGGCTACAAGTTCAATTTGCTTTCTTCCCGCGCTGCCTGCGTTCCGTTCACTTTATGCCTGTCTGAGCGTTACGGCTTGCGGGCTTATATCGGCGGCAAGTATTACCCTGTCGAGCTTGCCGAACCTCTTTGCGACGTTGTGGGCGATTCAATGCCAGCCGTTGAAAAAGATTTGATATACCGTTATTTTTACGCTGATAAACATAGCGGGCGGGCTACCGTTCGCGCAGGTTGATATTTTTTTTCACACTTTTTTAAAAAATCGTGTTATAATCTTTTGCAAGGTGTAAACATGAAAACAAAACTTTTTCTTGTATCTGTAATTCTTGCGGCTCTGCTTTGCTCATGTTCCAAGCAGCTTAATATCTCACTTGAATATAACTCAAAAAATCCGCATGACGCGCCAGTGCTCTACTGGGTAAACAATAACACGGGCGCGGATATTCCAGCGGTAACGTTTCAGCTGAACAATGATTATTTATATACCGCCAAAGTGCCAAGCGGCGGCACTTCCATTGCATTAACAGATTTTGCCAAAAAGAACGGCGAACGCTTTAATATTTACGCCACAAAGCCGCTTACACTCAAAGCAAAGGCGAACGGCGCAACCTATAGCGTTAATCTTGATGATATTTCTATCAGCGCCGCTATTGTGCCCGATGATTTTAAATCACAAAATCGTGATGTTTCAAAATAGGTTGAGTATAAAATACAGATTACGACAACCGACAACCGCATGCGCTGAGCTTAAACGCGGGATAAATGAGATTACGGGGCACGTGCAGGCCGTCAGATTTTCCGACGTTGATATTAACTAGCCTTTGCTATCGCTTCCAGTTTCTGCAATACGCCTTTTTCGTCAATGCCCTTTTTTCTTGCGTAGTCGCTTTCATACGGCACAAGTTCGGGGTGTTTTCCGCTTTTGGTAAACATTGCAGAAACAAGATTGTTTTTAAAATCAATGTCTTTCATGGCTTCGGCGGCGTTTGTTATGGAATAAGCCGAGCTGAAAACCTTGTATAATTTCCCGCTTTCGCGGATCTGTTTTTCTTCCTTGCCGTTTTCTCTTGCGGCGATGTAAAACTGAATTATTGACAGCGTCGGGTTTTTGCCGTTTGTCTGTTTGAGCTTTTCGCCGTTTTCCTCGCAAATATATTCGTGGTAGTATTTGTTTTTAGTCTGCTGTATTCCGCTTATGTATATATGCAAGCCCGCCACTGTGTCTATTGTCAGCGTTTCGCCTGTAAGTATTCCGTTGTTGTAAAAGTCTGTTATTTGCTTAATCATTTCATGCCCTCTTATTTTGAAAAGTTCCAGCTTTTCGGTAAAGTTGATTTTTTCCTTAAAGCGTCTGCAACTGCAATTCGACAAAATGCCGTTGTAACTGGTAAGAACGCGCAGCACCTTATTTGCGTTATTAACATTTTTTAGCGCTTCCGTGGTCGCTTCTTCGGTGACAAACTCGCGTATTTTCCGCGCCGTCCTGCGCTTCATAATCGTTACAGTGTCGCTCTTTTTATTTTTATATGAGTGATAGCCCACTGCGTTAATGCCCTGTCGCGTGTTCTTTATGTAAGACTTTGAAAAGGTCAGCCCCATAGTGTCAAAAAGAAAAGCGCGTACAAGTTCCCGCGCCCTTATCAGTTCTTTTTTGTCATTACTTGCTATAACCATGTCGTCGTTATACCTTACATAAGGCAGCTTCAATTCGTGCTTTATGTAGTCGTCAACGCCCCAAAGCGCCACATTACCAAACCACGGGCTTGTAGCGTTTCCTATGGGAATTCCGCAGGGCGTGGGGTAGTTGTCTATAAGGCCGTCGCAATACCTTAAAAACTTTACGTCTTTAATTTTTCTGCGCAAAGCCTTTTTTAATACGTCGTGGTCAATGCTGGCGTAAAAGTGGTGTATATCCAAGTGGCAGATATAGTTATAACCCGCAATCAGTGACGCTATTTTACGGTGCGCCGCGTGGGTTCCCTTGCCTTTTATGCAGGCGTAAGAATGAAAATAAGTGCGGCTGCTCCATATCGGCTCGCCGATGTTTACGATTGCGTGGTGCAAAAATCTGTCGGGAAAAGTCCGCGCCACAAGCGCCGTTCGCGGCTTCGGTTCGTAGATGTGCTTTACCGTGTATTCGTCAAAGGTGTAAGTTTCGTTTACAAGCATTTCGCGCAGCTGTTCGCGATAATATGGCAAGTTCTTTTCGATTTCCCTAAACTCGTTATAACGCCTTTTGCCCCTCAGCGTCAGCCGTATAGCTTTGTCTATGTTTTCGTAAGAACAAACTTGCGTCCACAAGTTCCCGTATCGCTTCACTTTGTTGTACTCCAAAAATAGCGGCAATCTGCCAGTATATCAATAAGCGGCGTTCGGATTTCCTACTAGTCGGATATTGCTTCCCATTCAGTAATTTTGCAAAACGCTTTCTGCGTTTTCACTGGATAACGTGCCAGCCTAAAAAGATATTGCGTAAGTGGGTTCTTACAATCTTATTCAGTATCGGCAACCGCCCGAAACCCGATATCGCCATTCAGCTCCAATGCCCCATTGTTCCAATTGTACGCCCGCGAACCGCAGTGCGAACTATTGCTCCAGCTGCCGCCCAAAATAACGCGCCCGCTTTGATGTTGTCGCGGCGGGCTTCTCGGTCGTGGTTGTTGTTTGATACACGTTACCCAAGATTGCCGCTTATACCTATATAGTCATTTTATCTACGCGGATAGGCTAAAAGTGCCTATCCGCTGTAGGACAGTAGGGCTTTTCCCCCTTTTCCCCTTGTCCCGCGGTAGGGTTTCCGCTTAGTTGCGCTTACCCCTTAATATGGCGTGGCTCGGCAACCGCCCGAAACCCGATAACGCCATACAGCTCCAATGCCCCAGTGCTCCAAGAGCACGCCCGCGAACCGCAGTGCGAACTAGCGCCCCAGCCGCCGCCCAAAATAACGCGTGTCTGCGCATTGTAAGCGTAGCCCTTAACGTCCTTGTCGTGTGTCGTGTTGTAGTTGGTGTTCCAGTCGCTCGCATATGTATAGCCG